ATATGAATAGTTGGGAACCAGGTCGTTTAGAGGCCTGTCGGGCGGAGCTGGTTGAACTTATTGCGCAGGCACAACCTGATGAAGGACAAGTTGAAGTCCGCCCTGGCTTATATCTTAATCGTATCTCATCTCCTCATTATGCCGTTCACGGTATTCTGGAACCATCCTGTTGCGTGGTGGCCGAAGGAAGCAAAGAGGTGATACTGGGAGGGGAATCATTTCACTATGGCGCGGCTCACTACCTGATTGCCACGATGGGTGTACCGGCATTTGCCCGGATCGTAAACGCCAGCCCAGAGAAACCCTATCTGAGTATGCGCTTTCTTCTCGACCCGGCTATAGTCACCTCAGTCATTCTGGATTCAGGAATTATTCGCCAGCATGGTAAATCCTCAGGAGGTGCAAAAGCCGTTGATGTAGGCGTCTTGGGTGTGGACATGCTGGATGCAGCATTACGGCTGGTAAGGGCGTCTAAATCGGCTGATGAGTATCGGGTTTTAAGTCCCTTAATTTTCCGTGAGCTCGTTTATCGCCTTCTGACAAGTTCCCAGACCACCCGATTAAATCAACTAGCTCGTTTCGGTGGTCAGGACCACCGCATGGTAAGAGCAGTCAAGATATTATCAGATCAATATACCCAGCCGCTTCGCATCGAAACAATTGCTCACCAGCTTGGGATGAGCATTTCAGGATTTCATGCTCATTTCAAAGCCGCAACCAATATGTCCCCAGTTCAGTTCCAGAAACAGCTTCGATTGCAGGAAGCCCAACGACTTATGCTGAGTGAAGGCTTCGATGCAGGGCAAGCTGCATATCGTGTTGGTTATGAAGACCAGTCCCATTTCAGTCGCGATTACAAGCGCCAGTATGGCGAACCGCCAGCACGAGATATTGCGCGATTGCGGGAAATAACAGTTCAGAGTATGAACGTTTAATCAAAATATTCGCTGTTATGAGGGCATCTTAATCACTTTGCCGATTAACGAGCTGAAATGCCAATGTCCGCTTCACGCTCAAAGCGGACATTTTCTCTGGGCAGCCACGAGCTTACATCCAGCGTAAGAAATTGTATGTGAGTAAAATCAAACGTATATGCATGATCTTTATAGAAAATACGTGCGTTTAAAACCCGTTTTTATCGGGCCTAACCCTTTCCCCAAAACAAAAATCAAGCTATTGATAATCAGTAAGTTATGAAAGGGAAGGAGTGGTTGTTTATCAAGTTTAAAACAGCTATTTTATCAATCTATTCATGATATTAGTGACGCTTCTTTAATGTAATGCTGCGCCATATGGAATGGTTCGAAGCCGCTGACCTGATTGTCAAAGGCACCGAAGGCGCAATCGCCGCGAAGACTGTGACCTATGACTTCGAACGTCTGATGGAAGGCGCTAAGCTGCTGAAATGTTCAGAGTTTGGTGACGCAATCATCGAAAACATGTAATCCAGATTATGGGTTAGAAAACGGGAACCTATGGGTTCCCGTTTTTAATTCATCATGATTATTCCGTGGGGTTAATAAAATTTTCCGAGTGCAATAACCGATTATCTTTCGACCAATAACGACGGTTTACCTCGTCGACATCGACCACCCATTTAAATACTCCCGCGTTGGCTAGCTCTCGACAATACTGATCAAAAAGAGTAACTCCGCTGAAATGGCGCCTGGCGGCAATGCGCGTTAAAGATTCACTGGCGTGCTGAGTGACTTTAATTAATCGTCGCTCACTTTTTAATGATAGGTAGGTGTCTGCTGTCGTCACAATTTGCACGTTCCCTGTTGCGACAAAGTATATGTAGTAGGAAATATCGTTTTGTTTTAATTTTGTCAAAAATTGAAGAAAGTCTGACTCACATCTGACTTGCTCAAAAAATCCGTTGAGCATTTCATTAAATTCCATTTTCGTTCCCTGAATATGAATGTTGTATTACGCCTGATATTTATTACTGAAATGAATGATTAAATAGTCGCCAATTACAAAATAGAATAAAGATATCGTCACCATTCCGTTTTTAAGGGAAGGGATCAATAGGAATAATGCTTAGATTGTTACTTAATGTTTCTATTGTGGCGATGATTTTGATGGCTTGCAAGCGATGAACATCCTAAACTGGTGGGATTAACATAAGGAGATAGCAATGTTAGAAGGGTACTTCGATCTAGACAACGCCACCGGCGCTGACGCCTCAGAAAACCGTAAGCGCTTGCTGGCCGTACAGGCCGCGTTAGAGATATCAAAAGCGTCGGTTTCAGCCTCCACCGCAAACTCTGGGATCCGCTCCCAAATGGACTTGCGCAACGTTTCACAGGAAGTTGCTGCACTGGCCGATGCCATCCAGGACGCGCTGGAAATCGGTGAGTAATTGCCGTTGCCGCCCCCGGGCGGCTATCCCCCATTTTTCTCTCTTCTGCAAAACTCCTGCAAAACCCTTCTGCAAAACTGACTATAAAATAACCAATTTTCGCCACTCTTTGCCTCGCGAATCATTGTATCTGTCCGTCATTGCCTGACTAGCGTGGCCCATCAATATTTGAGTATTAATACCTTGCTCGCGATATAGCCGTTCTGACAAAGAACGTTGTTCGTGGAATGTTGGCGCGGTACCAGCTTTTGTCCAGTCACAGTCCACTGAGTCCCTGGCTTTCCTGAAAGCGGTGGTTAGGGTCGTTGGCTTCACTTTCCCGCCACGCACAGCGGTTCCCTTTGCGCTGTGGTGGTGAAGCAGATAAGGGCTTAATACACTGTCTCGACACATTGCGATAACGTCGCCAATGCTATAACCAACCTTGTCACATTTTAATTCCAGAGGTAATGCGATCTTTGCTCCGGTTTTCTCCTGTTGTATAAGCAGATAATCGCCAGAGACATCAGTGAATTTCATTTTGCATAGATCAGAAATTCGTTGTCCGGTAACAAGTGCCAGCAGCATACCTTTCTGCAGATAATAATTTTCTTTCTCGGCGGCCCCATATATCAGGCTCCATTCTTCTAAATCGAGCCGTTGGCGTGTTATTTTTACATGAGGTTTCTTGGCTGATTCTGCTGGGTTGAAACCAGCCGGAACCTCTCCCAGTTGCTGAGCCTCTTTGAAAACATCGGTTACCACTTTTCTGAATATCTGTCCCATGCGGTTATGCCCTTGCTCTCTGTAATCGTCGAGGATCCCCACGATATCTTTCACTGTTACTTGGTCCAGCGGCCGCATACCCAGATGTTGCTCAAGGACTTTTAGTGGAGATTGTTTTTGCTTTAAGGTGTTTAATTTAATTTCGCCACGCTCATAGCGTTCATCCTGAATTGTTCGGTATCGAACAGTAAAATTGCTCACACTCGATGAGCCACCGACGCTCCTGATTAGCTCGTCTTTAATTTTTAGTGTGTGTCGCATCTGTTGTTCAGCTAATCGACTGTTTGCCTCGGTAGCCAGTTCTTTAGCTAACTTCTCATCAGTACCCAGTCCGTGAAACTTTCCAGTTACAGGGTGCTTATAGCGCCAGTAGACTTTGTTGGTTCTCGAATCCATGTAGGGGGAGAGGCCTGGGATAGTGACGTTATACTTTCGTGGTCTGCCCATCTTCTAAGATTCTCCTCAAAAGCGGATGATCCTGTTTTTTTATCTCTGGTTGTGACGTAAAACCAATAAATCGAGCCGTAAGTTCTACGCGCCAGCTTTTACCAACCTTGCAGGCTGGTGGTGAGATCATTCCGTTTTTTGCGTATTTGTTTAAGGTAGAAGGGCCGGGTATTGGATTACCGAACTCATGTTCAGCCCACTCTGAGAGCAGTACAAGCCTCGCCATTTTGCCTCCTGCTGGCAGCTCATTATAAAGCTGCCAGTTGTTTGTATATGATAATTCAGAATCAACTCACCTGGCCCGGCAGCGCACGCAGGCGGCGCATCCCGATCATCGCTGTCGCGACATAACTGCGGCTACGATTGACCACTTCAACCCAGACCTTCACACCTTCAACACGAACGGTGTATGTTTCCTTCATCTTGCTTCGCCCATAATCGCCGTAGCGTTCCTGGTGTGTGGCCAGAGCGATTTCGCATGCCTGGCGAGCAATGGGTGACTGCATATTGCCGCGGTTAATTAGCTTCATGCCCGTGTCCTCGCAGTTCTGATGCAGCGGTTTCGCCGATACGCAATCATAGCCACGCCGGTTACCGTCTTCTGCAGGCGGGATAACTCCGCCCAGACTGTTGCCGCCCGGCGCCACAGGCCGCGTCTTTCCAATTGAGTCGCTATCACCTCCAACTGGCTAAGCTGGTTTGATGTTGCTGATTGGCCGCCGGACTTGCCGAGCTGTCGAGTATTCTGCACAAAGCGGTACCATCTTGAGTCTTCACTGCGTTTGCACCGGGCAATCGTCCCGCTATCGATCAGTGAATTGATGATGTGGCGCAAGTTCCGGTCTGTAATGCAAAGGGCTTCGCTGATCTCTGCGGGGCTGGCCTGCGGGTTATCAAGCAGGTAATTGGCGACCGCGTTCTGACGTTCAATTTTACTTACCATGCTGGTATCCGGCCCCATACGGGGCCGGCCTCCGTTAGCCAACGTATTCCGGTTTCATGTCGTCGAGCGTTACGCGGAACTGTTCGTACAGTTCATCGCCCAGGTGACGGCGCGCCGCTGTCAGTGTCGCTTCTGCCTTAATAAACAAATCGGCCGCATAAGGCTCGTTGGCGTTAGGAAGTGAGTTAATGGTCGCCTCGGCTTTGTTTCGAGCATTCACCCGGTGATAACGCTGCGTAGCTTTGTTCTTGAGCTCGGTGTACAGCGCAGACCCCAATTTTGCTTTGGCTTGGTTAATGTCTTCGCCAACGGCTTTTGCAGCGTCGGTATCTTCGGCAGCATCAATCCGGGTGCGGAATTCCTCTGCGATAGACTCGATACCTGCAATTGATTCCTGACCGTTGCTGGTGGTTGTTACTGCCTCGCCAGTGATTTCATTAAGCTCCATGCGCTGCGGCGCCGGGTTAATCTCTTTCTCTGCGCGTGGCTCGACTTCATCAGGGGTATAGACTCCAAGAACAACCGCTGGGCAGTAGAGGCGCGCCCAGTACTTCAGTGCCAGGTAAGCGATCTGCTGTTTCGGGTTTGATATCCACAGCGGCGAATTACGGGTAATCACGCTGGAAAGGAAGACCGGTTCTCCCCAGGTGATTTCACTCTCGCCGCGGATGACCGCACCCACGCGAACCGACAGGCCCTGTTCGTCAGCGCTGGACCAGCCGCGTATAATTTCTTTCTTGTCGTACGTGCCGCCGCCTTTTGCTGGCTTCTTCACAATCTCTTCACGGCTGCTGGCGCATTTCGACCAGTCGCCTTCGTACTCATAGTGGAAGCGGCCCACGATTGCGTTTGAGCTGGAAATCACCGCGTTAACCAGCTGCGCCTCGTAACCGAGAACGCCGTTTACCAAATGCGTTTTCTGTGCCACTGCGTATGGGTTCATCCCCCACTGCATGGCCTGCATGATGATGGCCATGCAGTCGGCTGGGTTACCTCGAAGATGTTCAGGAACCGTAACGGCGGCCTGCGCCATCAAACCGGCAACGGCTTGCAGCTGGGTTAACGCCTGCACATTGAAAATGGCATTGCTCGCTGAAATGGTGTTTGGTGTCTGTTGCTCAGCGTTCACGATATTTGTGTTTTCCATCATCATTCTCCTTATGCCAGGCGCAGCGTTTCAAGACGGCGCGTGTCGAAGTCGTTCAGTTCGTCGGTGTAGTCGGTGGTGATCGGCGCTGGCCATTCGCCAGTATCAAATCCGGTTGCAATGGCGCGCATCGCCTTGCGATATTCCAGCATGCCCAGTTCCAGAAGCTCGGCAGATGCCTCTACAATAGCGATCCAGTGATAGTTCTCGTCTTTGTTGACGAAAATCCAGAAGAACTGGTCAAGTGCTGCCGTCTCGCAGTACATCGCTGCGCTCAGGTGATAATCGCGGTCGATGATCTCCCGGTGCAGCTTGGCGCGCAGGCCTTCCTGTTTGATGTTCCACATGCTGATGGTTTTCAGGTCGGCACCGATGCGCAAACCGTCCAGGTCGATTTCCAGATCCGGACGCACACGGACTTCCAGCCCGGTTTCGTCGTCGAATCCGAAGTAGCTCACCTCGACGGCTCGGCTCGGGTGCGTCAGCAGCTTGCCGGCGGTCGGGTGGTCCAGTAGCGCTTTCTGAATAGCCAGCGCAGTGCTCAGTTGCTGTCGGGTGACCAGCACCTTGCTTTCCGGGTTCTCACGCCATGTATCCACCAGTTCGTCGGCAAACACAGCGTCAGGATTTACCGCCTTCACAGCCTGAATTAGATCGGCTTTCGTGCCGGATACTTTCAGCGGCTGAGGTTTCTGCGCTTCCTGCGCAACGAGGTCAGGGTTAATCACCGCCAACTGCTCGAGCAGCGCGTCACGGCTGCCGCTGGTTTTCACCTGCGTCGGCAGGGTGGCGTTGTACTCTTTGATGCAAGCTTTCATCGCCGTTGCAGTCTGCTTCTGTCCTTCTTCAATGCGCTGGAACTCCGCAGGCAGCGCCATGTAGCTTTGCCCGGTTTCTTCCAGCGATGCGCCCAGCTGTACCTGCGGCGGCAGGGTGGCGTTGTATTCTTCCAGTAGCGCTTTGATATCGTCGGTGGACAGCGGTGCTGGCAGGCTGGCGTTATACTCATCGATAAACGCACGGATCGTTGCCGTCGTGGTGAATGCGTCTTCCGGGATTACCGGTTCAACGCTGAATTCGGTATACAGTTGTTCAGGTTGCAGCGCCAGCGCATGCACCAGGTTGCCCATATCCAGAACCGGGGAGCGCTCTTTCTTGATTGTCTTCTCGACGTGGCGCGCGTTGAAGTACATCAGGGACACTCGGGCATCTTTCACCTGCGTTGAGCTGATACCGTTTGCCGCGTGATAAACCTCGTTTGGCAGACCTTCATAGCGGCCAGGTTCGAAGAAAGCAGGGTACTCTGCAGCTGGTTCTAACTGCGGCACTTCTGGCGCTTCGGTGGCTACTCCCGGCGCAGAGTCGACTTCCGGCACGGGTTGCTCGTCGGCAGCCAGGCTCGGCGCAGCAGCGGCCAGAATAGCCGTGTTGCTGGTTCCATACTCCAGCGCATCCAGCTCGTCCTTCAAACCGGCTTCCATTTCCGCATCGGTTGCGTCACCGCATGCAGCGCCGCATTCCGGACAATGACCGCCACCGACAGCGCCGCAACCAGTGCATACGGTTTCTGTTACGGTATCTGTCTGCTGATCATCTTCCACAGCACCTTCGCCTGCTGATACCGCATTGTTAGTTTCGCCTTCGGCGCGCTCAGTCTCTTCCATCGGCTCATCGCTGGTGGTTTCCTCGGTTGGTTTAGATGTGGTAGCCATTAAGTTATCAATGGAGAACATGCCGTTACCCATGCTGGCGACTACAGGTTGCTGTGGTTTTGTCAGATCTTCGTGAATCCATTTAGGGTCTGTAGGGTCGCTAACGCCTGGTACAAACTCTCCGCGCTCGGCTGCAAGTTGGCGGCTTATTTCATCGCGGTCGATTTCTTCTACATGTAAATCGTCAGCGCTCCCTGCATTGTTCTGTGCGGCTGCCACAGTTTCTGCCGATGGTACGTCATGCTTGGATTCGGTCAGGTTCGCATTGATGTATGTTTGCAGGCTTACCGGGAAGTGATGCACGTTCTCTGCGGCGCCACGGATCAGTGCGAAAATTGCGGCGCGTGAATAATCCAGGATGCCGGCAGATTTACGCAGGGCAGCAGACCATTCTTTGAACGGGCTTTCTTTCTTGGCCACGATGTCTTTTGCTCGGCGATGAATTGAGCCTGGGATGTTATAGATATCGAAATCCATAGGCAGGGTAGCCAGCGCAATTTCAACGTCCAAAGTGTCTAGCGTGTGTTCGTAATCCGGGTTGCGATCGGTCTTATTACCGCCGCCCGCGTTGGTGTTGGTATCGGTACGCTGAATCTGCGACACGCGGTTTCCTTTTACCCACTCCTTCACTAGCAGACCACGGTCGATATATTCTGTAGATACCCATATACGGACGAACCGCATAATCAGACTCATTTCATTACGCTTATCCTGAGGGAACACTGCTTTAACTGCGGCCGTAAACTTCCACAGGGTCGGTATGTCGAAGGTCTTAACTTCCGGGACATTCTCAGCTGCCAGAAGCAGGTTCTGGACGTAGCTGTTATCCATGTCCATTTCGAGTGCGGAAAGCTCTGCACGGTGCGGAATGCTGATGTGGTGTACGTGTCGTTCTTCGGCGCATAGCTGTGCCAGCAACTGAATACGGAAAGGCATGGTGACAAGCTGGAACTCTGCGTTCTCGTCGTCGGAGTATTCAACCTTGCGGTCGCCGTTCTCTTCGGCCATCAGCTCAGTGGTTAAATCGTTGTCTGCAACGTCTTCCTGGTGGAAAGTGTCCTGCGGCGCCGCGCCGGGCTTCAGTTGCCAGGTGCGCTGGTCTTCGGTCAGTTCGTAGCGTTCGCACCAGGTATAATCAATGGTGCCTTCTTCTGGCAGGTCGCTAAATACAGGGAAGTCAGTGCGGATTGCCTTCTGATAGTCCTTGCCGCGGCCGGTTTCGATGTCTGCTTCTTCCAGTTCAACGTCCAGGCGCAGGTTGGCGCGCGCTTCGGATTTTGCACTGAACCAGATCACTGCATCTTTCTTTCCAGACTTCTGAGTAGCCTTTACCACGTGGAAGAATTCCATGTGAGATCCTCTTTTTTAGGTGTTAGAATCCCCGGGCCATTGGTAGCGCCCATTGGGTGTCTTATTTGGTTTGGTATAAATTCCGGTGTAACTTTGGTCGGAAGCACCGGACGTACTGGCCCGCCTTGCGCGGGTTTTTACGTTATGACTCGTGGGCCATCTGGTCGTAAGAGGCGCAACGTACACAGCAGTAATCGCGCTCTTCGTGCTTCACCTGCGCGCCGTGAATCAGCGTCAGCGTGTTCTTCACTTCTTTGCCTTGCTCAATCGGCTTTCCGCACAGGCGGTAAGCGCATTTCTTCTCTTGCATAACTCCCCCCGTTAATGACTAAGGGCATTGCCTACACCATTCAGAAACACTTCAACCAAAAGCTCGGTTGTGTAAGTGCGCTCTACGCCGCGATGCAAATACAAACGACCTCGTGCGTTGGCTGATGCAGTCCAGGTTGAGTCGTTGTGTTTGACGAGCATTCCCGGCTGAACTGCGCCGCGGTTTACCGTCTGGGTACCGTAGTGCTGATGAACCATAGCTATCTCCTTCGTTATGCCTGTCTTTTCACCACTTCAGGCTCGGTGGTATGCTGGAGTTCTCACACAACCAGCAAGTAAAAGAGATGTCCGTAGCATCAAGCCCATTCACCAACCCAGATCAAGCCGCACATGAAGTTATTATTGAGTTAATTAGAGCTGGCAAAATATCCGACATCAGCGAAATTGGTTCCTGTTTTACCTATCTTCTTGAGCGGTATTACGCTGAGAACAAAAGGTATGAGGCTGAGAATAAAGCTCAATAAACGCATCCCTTACCTCTTGAGCCAGTGGCTCCACTGGCTTTTTTTCTACGCCTCTAGTAGCGCAATCGATCCTCTCGGCCAACAGCTGCGCCGCTATAACCTGAACCTCTACTGGTAAGTCTTGCATCTTCATCTCAATCTCCTCGTTTGCCCTTATCGCCAGGCTGGCGGAACTGTTGCCTGATGCGCTATTTGTGATCCACCGTCGGGAGGTTTCTTCCTGTTGGTGGTCGTAGTGCGTCTTGGTGATATTGATTAAACACAAAGTTTAAACAAGTGTCAACAAAATGAGCATTTAAAAATAAGCTAAGTGTTTAAATTGGTGGTTGGGGGGTTAGTTTTGAGGGGATTTTGGACGAAAAAAATCCCAGCATTGAGGCTGGGATCACGGGATGTTTGGGATGGGGTTCTAAAGCTGAATGCTGGGAGAAGGGCAGTAAAAACCCGGCGCGGTGGCCGGGCTGGTAATTATTAATCACCCCATTCAGGAAGCGATGTCAGCACGAATCGAGGCTTACCAGAGCCTATTGTTTTTTTCGTAAAGTAGGCATGAGACGCTTTTCCAAGATTTTTGTTAATAGCATCAGGGTTGTCAATGGATCTTGAGATTTTAGCAGTTTTGACCTCGGTATCCCCAACGACCAAAAACTCGCATTGTCGCTTGTTTGGGAGAGCCCCAAGAAAATATGCTTTAACCTCAATAGTTTCTTCATGAATATTGTCAGCGCTAAGCTTTTCACTTGTTTTCTGAAGTTGCTTGGGCTCTCGGAAAATCACACTTCCATGGTTTGTTTTTAAAGAGAAAACAGTCCTATTTTCATGAAGGTATTGTATGAACGATCTGATTTTATCTAAGGCTCTTGGGTCTAAATCATCTAACGCCTCGGTAAGTACTTCGTCATCATCGGTTAAACTTGCCTGAAGAATCGTCTGCGTTCTATCCATAGCTTTTGAAACCAAAGTTGGTTCATCAAAACCCAGCGGGGCATCAGGACGGTATTCCTCAAGAACAAACCCGAAGGAGCCTCGAGCCGAAGCGGTTATCATCAGATTATTGGTTTCGCAGTTCGGTACTCTACCTCCAGAAGGAAGGGCGCCATTAAATGCGGTCGCAACATAAGCTATAGCATCGTTAAAGATTGATATTGCTTTTGAGCCAAACGTTGCCGAAATACCGTGTGTTCCCATTACTGTTGGACCTTTGAATGTAATGGTTGCTTTGGTTGGCTCATATTTTCGGAGATCAGCTTGAGCTATGTATTCATTAAGATTTTTTAATCTGGACTCAAGGCTTATCCTCCCAAGGGAAAACCCTTTAGGTGATTTTTCAAGCAATTTCGTTACTTGCTCACGTTCACTGAGCGCAAAAACATAATCACTGCGATTCATTTTTGGCCTCCTCAGCATCTAATGTATCAAGTATAGATAAAGCTGCCTGATCTAAATGTGGCGATAATGGAATCTGGATAAAACCCTTCCAAGAAAGGTCTCGTTTATGTGACCACATACTGTACCAATACACAGCTCTTGCAACAAGTTCAGCACCATCAATCTGCAGGCTCTCAAAATATGAGTCGACAAGATATCGCGCTTTTACGGCTGGCTGGTTAAACATTTCAGGATTGCGGTTGTAAACGGTCTCATCATTATCCCCAGGCAAAAAACTGAAAAATGTCACTGCGTCAATGTCGTTAGGTGGACGGCGCTCAATAAGCTCAACATTCTCAGTAAAACTGCCGTCGACCCATTGAAAACCCTCAGCAATACCGATTTTCCCAAGCTCTTTCCTGAACGAAAGGAAACCTCGCAGTATTTTTCGGCGCGGAAGCGTCACGGCAAAAGTCTTGACGAAATTAACGATATTCATCTCGTAAGGGGACCTTACAAGACTTACAGGATCCGACTCATCAATGGGTGGGATAACCCCCATCGAGTTCCAAATTGGAATTGTTAAGTCCGCCAAAAATGTCTCCTAAAATAATTACTTTAATTATTTTTTTAGATTGCAATGATGAATGCTCGACAGTATTCAGATAGATTCGAGCTTAAACCTTATCTATGCTTCCTGTACGTCTGCGGCATACTGCTCAAAGGGGGCAGGTAGCAGTCAGAACGGTTCAATCCTCAGACGATCGAATCCGTCCCTTCATGTACTTCTCGTACATAGCATCCAGTTCTTTTAGGCGGATGGAGAATATGCGCAGCATGTTTTCCTGCTCATCCTCGGGAAGCTGGCGATAGAGTTCGAGCAGTCGCTGCTCATCTGCCTTTAATCCATCCTTTTCGCCAACTTCCTGACCGAGAACCCACTCAAGACTTACCCCGAGTGCATCCGCCAGTTTCATTGCAGAACTTTTCCCAATAGTTCCACGCACGAACCAGTTATTGACCGATTGAGCGCTGACCCCACATATGCGGGCCATGTCTGATTTGGTCAACTTCTTAAGTTCGAGGATCTCGTTGAGCCTCTGCACCTGTGGGTGATCAATCTGATGAGTTTTTTCTTTCATACGTCGGATTCTAAACCAAAAGTTTATGAGCTCAATATTCAAAATGTTGACATAATTTTAAACTTTGTGTTTAATTCATGTATTGCCACTGGAGCCAAATATGAAAGCAATTGATAAAGCCATCTCTAAAGCAGGAACAGCCACTAGGCTAGCGGAGTTGCTGAAGGTTAGTGCAATGACCATTAGCCATTGGCGTAACCGTTATCAGGGTGTTGTTCCTGCTGATCGCGTACTTCCAATTTATGGCGCCACCGGCGTCACCCCGCACGAACTGCGGCCCGATCTGTACCCAAACCCAACCGACGGATTACCAAAACAAGGTGCCTGATCATGCAATCAATTACGTTTCAAGATAATAGCACTGGGCTGGATAGGCGATTGATATCTCAGAATCAGCGTAAGGCTGTCTCTGGTGATAGCTTTATCCACCTCGAAGTTTGCTCGGCCGTTCGTGCTTGGGCCGCGTCAATTAACAATCAAGATGCTGTCGCTGGCCAAATCATTGAGGAATGGGAGCGGCGGGGCGGAGGTGCGCTGGATTTTCCGGCCGATCTTAGCCGTCGCCGTCAGAAACTGTTCCGCTGGCTAGACGGCACCACCATGGCGGCGCAGCGCAACATTCAACTGTTAACTCCGGCGATCCTCGCAGTTCTTCCGCTGGAGTATCGCAACCGGCTGCTTCCGGAAGACAACATCATGGCCCGTCTGGCGCGACTGGAGAAAGAGACCAGCGAAGCCAAGATAGCCATCGCCATGGGCGCGCCAAAGCATCAGAAGCTGAAGGAATTGAGTGAGGGAATTGTCGAGATGTTCCGCGTGGATCCTGACTTAACGTTACCGCTGATGACGCTGGTGACTTCAATGCTGGGGGTTGTATGACTGGATTGAAAAAGGCGAAAGCCCCTCTGCGGCAACAGAAAGGGCTTTCAGGTGCAAAAACGGAAAGCAATTGCGAGGCCAGTATGTCAGCAACCAGTACCAAGGTAAATATCCAGCCAACTCACAAATGCTCATTTTGTGGGAAGACGAATGTTGAAGTTGCTGGCGTTCTCGTCGCCGGGCCGGGCGTCTCAATCTGTCAGGAATGCGTCTTTTTGTGCGTAGAGATTGTCTTTAAGCACTCAGCCAAAACTGACGAGCCAACAGCACTTTAAGCATTCAGGGGTTTTTATGCGTGATTACGGCAAGGTGCATACATCTTTTTGGATAAGCGATGGGATGCGTCGGGTTTCTGATGATGCCCGCCTGCTGGCGCTGTACCTGCTCACGGGCCAACACACAAACATGATTGGGTGTTTCCGACTACCAGATGGATACGTTTCGGAAGACCTTTCCTGGACGCCTGAAAGGGTTTCGAAAGGGTTTGATGAACTCTCTAAAAACGGTTTCGCAACGCGTGATTCAGCTTCGAAATGGGTTCTTATTTGCAACTTCATGAGCTGGAACCCTGTGGAGAATCCCAATCAGGGTATTGCGGCGCTGCGTTTGTTTTCTCAGGTGCCGGATAAATCAGTTGTCAAGTCAGAGCTGGCGCGGGTTATGGCTGAGGCGATAGCTCATATCGGGACTTCAAAGCTAAAGGGTTCCGAAAGGGTTCTTGAACCGTTCCTTAACCAGAAACAGGAACAGGAACAGGAACAGGAACAGGAACAGGAAGAAAACACTTCGGGGCATGGCTCCGCCACCCCCCCTGAGAATGATGATCATGTTGATGGGGATAATCCACCGAAAAAAAGTACGTACCCGGATGGCTTTGAGCAGGCATGGGCAATTTATCCAAAGCGCGCTGGCGGGAACAGCAAGGCCGATGCCTGCAAAGCCTGGAATGCCCGGATTAACTCAGGTGTCGCAATTCAGGAGTTGCTAGACGGTACGCAACGCTATGCCGACTACGTGACGGCAACGGGGAAGCTGAATACCGAATACGTGAAGCAAGCTGCAACGTTCTTTGGCCCCTCGAAACACTACGAGGAAGCCTGGGAGATTACGGCGCAAACAGGCATACGGGACCCGAACGTCATTTCCCGTCCAGATAACTCCATCCCACCAGGGTTCAGGGGGTAACGATGAAAAATATTGTTAATTCCGGCAGCGCGCTTGAGCGCCTGAAAAAACTCATTCCACCTGGCGTTCAGCCGAAGTTCACCAGCGCAGCAGAGCTACTGGCGTGGCAGCGGGAAGAGGGTCTGAAACATTGCGAGGAACTGGACAAGCTAAACCAGAAAGCGCGGACAGAAAAAATCTTCGGGCGCTCTGGCATCCAGAGCCTGCACCGCAGCTGCACGTTCGCCAACTACGAAGTATCCAGCGAGCAACAGCGTAAGGCCTACACCATGGCGAAGAGCTACGCGCAGAACTTCGGCACTGGCTTTGCAAGCTTCGTGTTCAGCGGTGGCCCGGGCACCGGTAAAAACCATCTTGCTGCGGCGATTGGAAACCATCTACTGGCTGCTGGCCATACGGTTCTGGTCGTCACCATTCCGGATCTGATGCTCCGGGTTCGCGAGTGCTACGACGGTGGCCAGTCGGAAGCCTCTCTGCTGGATGACCTCTGCAAAGTTGACTTGCTGGTGCTGGACGAAGTCGGTATTCAGCGCGGCAGCAGCGGCGAGAAGGTCATTCTGAACCAGGTCGTTGACCGCCGCCTGTCCTCGATGAAGCCAGTGGGCGTGCTGACGAACCTGAACCATGCAGGGCTTCAGGAATCTCTCGGGCTTCGAATTATCGACCGCTTAACCATGGACAACGGTATCTGGGTGAACTTTGACTGGGCCAGTTACCGCAAGAACGTATCGCATCTGAGGGCAGTGAAATGAATGGCATGGAGGACGTAAGCATGAACGATATAACCGTGAGGCAGACCAACAAGGCGATCGCAATTATCGCCGAGTATCTCCAGCGCGCCAGCCGGAATGAGCAGCTGCAGGAGGCAAAAACACGCCTAGATAAGAAAGTCGTTTTATTTTCCGATGATGAGAATTGCGACCTTGGCAAGCTGATGACCGCGTTTGTACCGGCCATGACCAGCCATTCCCGGGAAAAGTTTTTTGAAGAAATCGCCTTAGTACTGGAAGGAGCACAGGCATGAGTGAATCCACGATTCTTGATATGTGCTGTGGTTCCTGCATGTTCTGGTTCAACAAACGAGATACCCGTGCTGTGTTCTCGGATATTCGGGCTGAAGAGCACAAGCAGTGTGACGGACGCCGTCTGGTTATCAGTCCAGACCTGATTGCTGACTTCCGCGCGCTGCCGTTTGCTGACGACTCTTTCCCGGTTGTTGTGTTTGACCCTCCGCACCTGGAACGAGTTGGTGACAACGCCTGGATGGGTAAAAAGTACTGGAAGTTGAACAAAGATACATGGCGAGATGATTTGCGCGCCGGTTTTGCTGAAGCATTCAGGGTGTTATGGCCACACGGTGTTCTCATCTTCAAATGGAACGAAACGCAGATCCCGGTTAGCCAGATTCTGGCACTCACCGACGTTAAGCCAATCATCGGTCAGCGCACCGGAAAGAACGATAAAACGCACTGGATTATCTTTGTGAAGGACTAACCCAAAAACCTGACTGCATAGCGCAAAAAAAGCAGGATAATAATCCTGCTTTAATCTGAGGTTCTTTAGTTATTTTCCAGACAGTTTTTTCCAGATACCCTGGCTAATGCCAAAAGCAATAGCTAAGAAAACAAGACCAGACCAACGCTCTATCCCTTGCGCCATCACCAGCATAGCAACTCCAATACAACCAAGCGGAATAGCTGTGATAACAAAAAGAATAATACCCCAAAAAAATTGGCCTGCAGTGGGCTCTTGTGACATAACAACACCTTTAATGAAGGAAACCGTTAACTAATGTGCGATTTTTTATGATTATTATATAGTTCCATTTGGCACTGAAGCTTTTGTATTTGCTGTTCCCTACGTAGGCGGGTCTCCTATTTTTACAAAAACAAGTAGTTGTTTCAATCCCCATTTTTGGCGGGTGTTAAGATATTTAAGAGCTGTCACTGTTAACTACTATTGACTTACTCTCTACCTCAGGATCATTAACTGGGCACTGGCGTTCTAACGGGGATACTGCCAGCAAACGACACCCGAGTATGCGATAATCAATCGGTCGCTGAGAGCAGAGTAATATCATGCTTATCACTTCTTTAGCATTACTGAATAATCAATCTACGAGTTCCCCCTCCCCAGGAGGGGGGATGAAAATCAGTACTAAGCGCGGAAAAACAATTAATTAACTTCTTCGCAGTTGGTTGCGTAATGTGTTTTTGTCCCCAGCAAGTCAAAGTTGAAACGGGTTTCGGTCAAAGGTTTCAAACTCAGGCTGTAGCCACTTGCAACATAGCTAAGCTCGCTGGCGGCATTGATCCCCCTGTAGGTCGTTTTTACGCCGTGGAAATCCATTACTGCCTTATCATTTTCATCAAGGTACTGATGGGCTTTGGTTCCATCATCGCACTGGTAAAAGAATTCTTCCTGGGCAAAAGAAGCTGTGCTGAATGTGAATAGTGCGATGACTACGAGTTTTTTCATGACGACCCCATGTTTTGGGTTAGTAGATTGTAGGGGCATGATAGTCAAAATAGTTCATTTATGTATGATATACATTGATTTTTTTGATGAGAAATAAAACTTACATAACTTGTTGTGGGAGGGAGGATGCGTTTTAGCTACGTAACTACTCTCGCTTTTGAGAAGTATGGGGCAGTTCTGGTTCTGTGCATCGGTATTTTCGTGGAAATTCATGCCAGCGCTAGGTGAATGATGATTACTAAGATAGCGTTGATATTGTTGGCTCGATGTCGTGAAAAATCATATTAAAGACATAAAATCAGATGGTTACATGGAGATCAAAGCATGGCATACGTGGTGATTACATGATTAAGAAGCTAAGTTTAGTCTTTTTGACCAGCGCCATTCTTTCAGGATGTGGGGGCGCTGCACAAAGTTTTATGGCTGGATATACAGAGTCTGTATTAGGAAAGCGTCCAACGAAAGCGGAGCTAGATGCAGAGCTTAAAAGTACGATAGGTTGGAGTGATTTGCAGTTAGTTCAGCAATTAGGTCCACCTGAAAAAACTTATGATGTTGATGGTCACAGATTTCTTTCTTACCAAACCAATTACAATGTAAATCGGCCTGGCAAGGATCCTGGCTATACTACTGTTGTACATGGTAATACGGCCTCTACAACAAGTACCGGTGGTGTTGCAGCTGGTACAGTAACTTATTCATGCACGATTGTTTTTGAGTCAGTAAATAGCAAAATAATTAATGCCAATTACTCCGGCAATGGTTGCACGTACTAGGTTAGCTGGACGAATTCCTTTTAGATACATACGAGACATGGCGTGCGGGAGCTAAAGAACCAACCATAACTTGAACTCGAAAACAGCATCAAAAAAACCAGAACCCGCCACGGCGGGTTTTTTGTTGGCATCATAAAAACTCTGTAGAAACAACATAGTAACCTTCGCAAAAAATGACTTTATGGGATTGATAAATCTTTCGCATGGGTATACTGTTTATTTATACAGTATTTCGAGCGGAGGATGTATGAGAGTCGAAGTCACGATCGATAAAAGTAAAAAATTACCCGACGGCGCGTTGCCAGCGCTGGAAGTTGAGTTGTTGCGGCGCATCAATCAAAGCTATGAAGGCTGCCGCCTGTCTATCCGTCGCGCCAGTACCGATGGCTTGAGCGTCCTTGGCGGCGCTGATGGTGACAAAAAATGTATCGAGCAGATCCTTCAGGAAACATGGGAAAGTGCGGATGACTGGTTCTACTGAGCAGCAGGAAAACGACAGCACTTGGTATGATGTAGTTCGACGTGATGATCAGGCTATTGTATACAGCTTCCCGACGAATGGTCGCTATCTTGTTTATCGTCGAAATGGTCTGGTCTCTTTCCGCCCGTTACTCGAGGAGGAGGAGATTTTTACATTGAATGGTTTTATGCAATTTGCAGAAAGAATCGGTTACCGGGTCATCCCACCATCTGATATTATAATTTCATAGGTCTGAACAACCTATGCCTGATGCGCCACGGAGAAAACCATGGCGCAGTTACAACTCATCAAGCAAAACTCAGGAATCCTGATCGCGGCTACCCCCGAGACCAGCGATATTCTGCAATCAAAAATTAAGCTCGGCGCCGTGCTGGTGGCTGAGTTCAAACAGGTCCGCAACCCGGCATTTCATCGGCGCTTCTTTGCTCTGCTTAACCTTGGCTTTGAGTATTGGGAGCCTGCCGGCGGCGCCATATCGTCTAACGAGCGCAAACTGGTGACCGGTTATGCTAAATACCTGTTGGCTTACGGTGGCAACGAAGGCGCGCTGCTGGATGCTGCTGAGCAGTATCTGGAGCAAATAGCCAGTCGCCGTGTGACCAATGGTATCAGCCTCTGCAAATCCTTTGATGCGTACCGGGCCTGGGTAACGGTCGAGGCCGGGCATTACGATGCTATTCAGTTGCCAGACGGTACACTCCGCAAACATCCCCGCAGCATCTCCTTTGCCAATATGGACGAAACTGAGTTCCAGCAGTTGTACAAAGCCGCGCTCGATGTTCTCTGGCGCTGGATATTGTCGCGCACTTTCCGAACACAGCAGGAGGCCGAGAACGCCGCTGCCCAGCTGATTAGCTTCGGGGGATGATGCCGATGAAATATTCCTGGTTCCATCATCACGAATGCACCACCGAACAGGCCGACGAGCTGGTGGCTAATTACCGTCGCCGTGGCGTCAAAGTAGAGCGCAGTCTGAACCGTGACAACATCACCTGGACTATCAGCGCGCAGTTGCCGGAAGGCGACAAAGTGCCGCGCCCGAGCCGCGTCTGGCAAAACAAGGCGTGGGGGTGAGCATGGCTAAGCAACCGCGCCGTAAGTGCGCCAACAAAGAATGCCGCCAGTGGTTCCACCCGACGCGAGACGGACAGGTCGTTTGCTCGTATCAGTGCGCCTGCGCCGTGGGAAAAGAACAGATCAGAAAGGCCCGGGAGGACGCGCAGTGCAAAGAGCGAGCTCGTCAGCGCGAAGCGGAGAAAGAGGGGCGTGCCCGCCGCCGTGCCCGCCGTGATGAGCTGCGTCCAACCGGATATTTTAAGGCGCAGGCACAACAGGCCTTCAACGCCTACATTCGCGCGCGTGATGCCGATTTGCCATGCATCAGTTGCGGCGAGACCAACCCACCTGATCTGCATGGCGGCCAGTGGGACTGTGGACACTTCAAAACGGTCGGGGCTAATCCTGAACTGCGTTTTGAAGAACGCAACGCCCACAAGCAGTGCAAATCCTGTAATGCCGGGGCGGGCAAATACACCGCCAAAGAGGCTACGGTCGCTCAGCAATACGAAGATGGCCTGGTCG